CAAGTAAGTTAAATGACGAACTTATTGAATTGATGGCAAGCAAATTGCGTAAAGGATTACCGATTACGTCTGCTTGTGATTTACTTATGATTACACAACCATGTCACCAGAATTGGATGACGCAAGGTGAATTTGATGTTGAGGCAGATGTTGATACTTTATATTCACGATATTTTCTGACGATTAAAAAAGCGAGATCCGAATTTGAAGAAGAAGCATTGGAAGATATTGGATCCGGAAGACCTGGATGGCAGGGCAAGGCGTGGGTACTCGAACGTACGAACCAAAAGTATATGCCTAAACAAGAGATTGGTGCTGGTCCCGATGGTAAGGTAAACGTTATCATTGGTGGTAAGGTTAAGGATATTAAAGTTAAAGATGATTAATTTATGTGATACAGAATTGTCACTCGCTGACTTTCAGGACATTTGGTTTACGAATTGTCCAGTTCGATACAGACTATTGAAAGGTGCTCGTGAAACAGGTAAAACGTATAACTTCATCGGCTTGGAAGTTATTTTTAAGATTTTAAGTGATGAGCGTCGTAACATTATGATGGTTCGTCAGCACGATAAGGATAACGCGAACAGTAACTATACGATCATAAAAAGTATTGTGAATCGTTTAGGGATCAAACATTTATTTAAATTTACGAAATCACCGTTACAGATCGAACGGCGCGATACAGGTCAGGTGATCCTATTCAGTGGTATGAACGATGTCGAAAACATAACATCGACCAGTGTGGTGCAAGGTTACTGGACTGACATATATTTCGAAGAAGCCAGTCAGCTGGAATCATATGATGACTTCCGTGTTGTCGATGGTTCCTTACGTTTACCGAATACGGATGATGCCGCGGATTTAAATTGTCAGATCACATTCTGTTTCAATGCCTGGGATGTTGGTCACTGGTTGTACGATGTGTTTTTTAAAGGTAATTTGGAAGACGATGTCGAGGCGCTCGAACACGATAGGTATCAGTTTAAAATGATCCCAGATTTTAACTTAGGTTATGGTTACGGGTTAGCATTACATATAAGTTCGTTTAGGTGTAATAGTTATCGCAGACCAGAGAAGGACGAATCGATGTTGATCCTTAAAAACAATGCGTACGATATTTACAAGGTTGAAGGTTTAGGTTGCTGGGGTCACATCGGTGACGCTACATATCCGTATTTTAACGACCGACTGATCATACCACATTCACAGGCGATGAATTTCCAATACAGTCGCTTCCATATCGGTATTGATATCGGTGGCACGAATGGTGAATCGAAAGTATTAAAGGAAAATTACAGATCCGCGATGACAATGGAATTAACCGGATTAACGACTGATAATAGTACACTGGTAAGTATCAACGAATACTTTTATACCAATGAAGGAAAACAGGTACATAAGGATGGTCCAGAGATCGCTGACGATATGATTCGTGTGTTAATGCAATGGCGCGATATGTACCCGTTTATGCGTAATCAGACAATCGTATGTTATGTAGAATCTGCCGATCCGGGTGACTTCCAGGGATTATTACGTGTTAAGGCACAGCAGCGCGGATTGTTTAATGTACGATTTGTTAACAGTACGAAGAATAAGATCCAGTCCAGGGTTGACTTCGATAACCTGTTGATGGCTTTCGGAGAGCATTTATATACGGAACTATGTTATAATTTAATACGAGAAGTTAAAGCAAGTAAAAAAGACGAGGAAGGCCATTGTCGAGCAGATGGAAATGACCACGCATTAAATGGTTCCGAGTATTCGTGGATACCGATGCTTCCATATATAAAACGATACAAGGAGTTTAAAGAACGATGACATTAGGTGAGTGGATTAAGAAGAAAATTGTTAAATTTTTGGGACTCGATAAATTACCAGAGAATCCTAACAACGATAGATTATTATTTGTGAATGATACCGATAACATTAAAGCCGAACAGATTATGGCGAATAAAATTTGGTATCTCGGAAATGGCGATGATTTATTAGCGTTTTATACAGGTGAGAATGTATCCGGTTTCAATACTGAACCGATTTTTAATCGTAACAAACGTAATTATTTCTGGTCGAAAAGTAGCCAGGAATGTAACATAAAACGTGTCCATTCAGGTATCCCGCATGCGATTATTCAAACAATCAGTAATATCGTGGACATGCCGAAAATTACGATTGCGGATAAACAGGATATCTGGGACGAGATCGCTGAAGAAAACGATTTCACCAGTAAATTAACACAGCAAGCCAGACCGTTAACACTCGCCGAAGGTTGGGGTGGCTGGAAAGTTAATTTTAATAAGGATTTAAGTAAACATCCGATCTGGGAGTTCTATGAAGGTCTCGATGTTGAATATATTTATAAATGCGGTTTATTAGTCGGTATGATGTTTAAATCGTATTACAAGAAAAAAGATGATAATTATGTTTTAATTGAACAGAGATATAAAGCGAACGGAAATTCATACATAGAATATAACCTATTCAAGTTAGCGAAGAATAACGAGATCCTGGAAGCGAATTTGGACGACATTCCAGAATTGTCCGATATTCCACGTGAAAAACAGGTTGTTGAAGGTTTGGATTGTATTTTAGCCGTACCGAGTCGTTATTTCTATGATCCGTTAAATCCGAAATATGGTAAATCAGTATATGCCGGCAAATTGGATTTATTCGATATGTTAGACGAGGTATGGTCGCAAGCCAGTCAAACAGCTCGTGTCAGTACACCGATTACCTGGGTCAACCCCGATGTTATGCAACGTGGACCGAATGGTGCGATTGGTTATGAAAATCTGTATAACAGACAGATTATGATGAAGGAAGGTATTCCAGACGGTGAAGGTCATATGAATACCGATATTGTTACTGAACAGCCAGATTTGAATTTCGATAAGTATGGTTTATTAAGTAAAGATATTATGGATTATATATTTACAGGCGTATTGTCGCCAGCCACGTTAGGTGTTGATATTGCGAAAAAGGATAATGCGATGGCACAGCGTGAAAAGGAAAAAGTCAGTATTATGACACGTAATAATATAATGAATCAGGAAGAACGTATGATTAAGCAGATCGTGGAATTATCGTTGATGATCCAGGAATATATGGAAACTGGCGTTATTACGTTAGCGGAATACGATATTAATGTTAAATACTGTGAATTTGCGAATCCAGCGACCGAGACGATGTTACCGATTTTAGGATCCGCGTGGAGTCAGGGTCAGATATCAACAGACAGATTTGTTAAGATGATGTGGCCAGACGACACAGACGAGGAACGTGCGAAAGAAATCGCGTGGTTAGATGAGAATAAAAAGAACGATGAATTCGATTTACAAGGATTGATGAATAATGAAGGCAGAATTAACGAAGCTGTGGAACCAGGAACAGAAGATGAAGCAGAATTTGCTGCACCAGAAGAACCAGTACCTGGCGATAATTTACAATGATACGTTGTCGCACAAGAATATCCGTGAGATTCACCGGGATTTATTAAAGGTAACGATAAATCCGAATAAGGTACTACTGACGTATGTAATGAAACTGGCGAATCGCGTTAAAAAATTGGATAAAGGCGCGGGTCAGTATTACGGTACAGGCGGTTTAGATGTATTAGCCGCAGCGATTGTTAGTATGTACAGTAAAAAAGCGGTTAATTATGAAACGAATATCCTGGTAAATCACGAGGTACGAAAATACGAGGATAAACGAAAAATTGAAATACTCGAAGATGCGTTTGAAGAGAATCGTAAAAATGGTAGGATATTTTATGTAGCCAGTAAACACGCGGATTCGGCCGAAGATCATAAAGATTGGCAGGGTAAGATTTACGTTGACCGATATTGGCACAATTATGATACCGATGGAAAGTTAGGTAAATATATACGCGAGAATAATATCCGTACAGTACAGTGGGTAACCGGGAAACCAGTTTGGTTTATTACCAGACCGAACTGTCGACACTATTTTACGAATTATAGTATTGATGAGGTTTTAAACGGTAAATATAAGATTCCGAATAGAAAAATCGGTGATCGTAGATTGCAGACACCACAGGATGTGAATTTACATTATTATGAAGACCGATTACGTTTGTTAATGACGATGTACAGTAAGTATAAAACGCCGTTATTGAAAAAACAGATCGATAAAACGCGATTATTGATTGCAAAATGGAAAAAATTAGTGCAAAATTAAATTAACTCGGAGGAGGATAACTCATTTTATGGATGAAATGCCGGTAAATAATGCAGTTTCTACGGCGGAAACACAAGAACAACCAGCGGTAAATGAAGCGGAGGCGCCTGTAACGCCAGCAAATCCTGCAGAAAATGCTGCTGAAGAACGCAGATACACTAAAGAAGAGGTTATTAACATGATGAAAAAGCGTGTTGCACGTAGTCATGGAGCCTTTTTTAAGAGGTACGGCGTTGAAGATTTAAAAGGACTGGATGATTTATTTGAAAAAAGTAAACAGTACGGTTCGATGAACGACGAATTCGGTAAAATTCAACTAAAAAACAGTGAATTGATGCGCGAAAATGCGTTTTTAAGGAATAATATCAATCCTGACAAGTATAGCGATATAATCGCGTATTTTAAAGGGAATGACATTGAATTTTCCGAAGATGAGTTGTTAAAAGCACTACCTACACACAGTGAATGGTTGAAGCAAACAGCACCAGCAACGACAATTAAGTCTTTGGGTTCTGAAGCACACACAATGCCAAAAGCTGATGAAGCAGATTTAGCAGGTAAGTTGTTGGGCGTTAAATTTTAGATAAAGGAGACATACACATGTCAAGAGAAGATTTATTGAAAATGCTTCGCGATGCTGGTCTCTCTGATGAAGATATGAAAGCGTTATTAAAAGATGCATTAGATTCACTCGATATGCACGAGGAAGAAGACGCAGAAGAAGACAGACACGAAGAAGAAGAGGCTGAAAAAGCCGGTGAATTATTAGGCGTGGACCTATAAGGAGAAAGAATTAATTTATGAATAGTTTTGAACTTATTGAAAAGTATTTACCAAAAGCAGTTGACAAATACTTCTTCATGGATGCTAAGACAGCAATCCTTGAACAAGGAAGCAAATTCATCGATGTCAAATTCGATCAAACAGGTTATGTTAAAATTGCTTCGTTCTTAATGGATGGTTTATCAGACTACTACCAAACACAAGTTGGATCACAAGGTTTCGTGAATCCAGCCGATGCTCGTCCATCCGCTTTAATCGATCAACAATATGCCGCTTATGCTGGTAACATTGCCGACGGCCAAAGAGATGGTTTCGCATTAGGTAATGTTTCCGTCCAATGGGAAATCTTCAGACTCCAATGGGTCAGAGGTAAACAATTCCGTATCGACTATATCAGTGATGAAGAAACCGCTGGTATCGTTATCGGTAATGCCGTTGAAGAATTCAACAGAACCAAAGTTATTCCTGAAGTTGACGTTTGCAGATTCGGTGCGATCGCCGAAAAAGCCAATGCCACATTAGGTAACCTCGTTTCTGAAACAGTTGATGACAATGAAATCATTTCATTATTCAACAGAGCATTTGAATGGTTAAACGAACACGAAGTTCCAGAAGAAGAACAAGTTATCTTCGTTAACCCATCTGTTATGACAAAAATCCGTAACAGCACAGAATTAGTGAAATTCATCACCCAAGGTGACTACAGAAGCCCAGCCGGTATCGATTTCACAGTTGAAAAATATGCTGGTAGACCAATCATCATGGTTCCATCCAACAGATTCTTCACAAGTCCATTATTAACCAATAATGGTTACAGAGCCAACAGTGGTTCCAAGATTATTAACTTCATGGTTGTTAGCACCAAGGCCGTTGTCCCAATTCGTAAACTCGAATGGAATAAAGTCTATGGTCCAGAATTATCTGGTTTAGCTGGCTTCCACGGTTACTTAATTAACTACTTAATGTACCACGGTGTGGTTATCCCACGTAACAAAGTCGTTGGTTGCTACGTTTCCGTTAGCTCCGCTGATGCTTCTGGTAAAGTCAATACCTTAGCCGTTGCGACAAAACCAGGCAGTGCGACAAACCACTACTTCGTTTCCGATGCTTATACATCACCAGCCGGTTTAAGAGGTACATTATATGTTAGCTACACAGCTGCCTTCACATTAGGCGGTGCGATCAGTTCCCACGCTGACGGTGTTGCCATTGCGTTAGACCAAGACCTCGATGCAAGTACAAATACACAAGCTTACTTCGGCTTAGTCGATGATGGCGGTACAATCATTGCCACAACCGGTGCCACAGCTGTTGCATTATCCAAAAAGTAATCGCTGAAGGATAAAAATAAAGGATCCTCGTAAGAGGGTCTTTTTTTATGGAATAGTTTATTATATAATAATAGTAGAGGTATAATAATATGTATAAAGATGAAAAAGGCCATTTTACAAATAAAGAGAATGACGGCGGACCATGCCATCACGATGCTGGTGGTTCAGGATCCGAAAATAAATTAGATACTAAACATGGTGATACAAAGAATGCACCATACGTAGTAAATGCTGATGGTGAAAAATTTGCTTTTGATACTGAAAGAGAAGCTAAAGCTTTTATAGATAAAAATCAAAATAGTTTTGAAAAATTGGATTTTATTAATCAATCATTCGATGATGATTATGAAGAAGAATTTAATGATTTAGATAAAATGATCGAAAACGCCAAAAACAATGGACAATCCGCACAACAAGCATTAGATAGTGTGAGTTATGATGCAGATATTGAACCAGGTACTGAAAAATTTGACGAATTAAAACAAAAAGTTAAAAAAGAATTTGGTTTAGAAGAAGCCGTTAAAAATGCTGACGATGATGTGTTGGATCAAGAATTTGGTAAAGATACACCAGAACGTAAGTTAATGGGTGCTGTTAAAGAAGCAGGAAAACCACAAAGAAGTTTTCAAGACATGCAAGCATTAAGAAGAATGTACGGAACAGATAAATCTGATGAAGAGTTGATGAGTAAATCTGATGAAGAATTACAAGAAGCTAAAGATTATATGAATTATTCCCTTACTAATTTATTACCCGATGAAAAAGCTGCAAAATTAGACGAGGAAAACAAAGCTTTTAATAGGGGGGAAACAGTTTGGGACAGAAAACGCGGATTTCCTTGGAAAAAAACTAAAATGGCTTCTGGTATTTTATACGAAGGACCGAAAGGTCAACGTGTAATGGAAGACTTTGAAGAAAAAAATGATAATACTAAATCAGATGGTATTCCGCACGAGCCAGTCGATATGCCGAAATACCGTAGTGAAAAAAATAGAATTGTAATCGAAGAAGGTCCACATAAAGGCGAATCGTACGATTCTGAACACGATTATCGTGAGTCTGTAAGAAGTGAAATTAAACAAACTTTATCACAAATGACAGGCAAGGATCTATCCGACGAACAAGTAAATGAAATTATTAAAAGAATTAAAGAATTAGGTAAATAATTATGTTACAAACGAAATACATTTCACTCGATGAATTTCAAGAATACTTCCAAATCGATTTACGTGCCGAATTTGGCACCGAGGAAGCGGCTTTAGCATTCTTAAAACGTATTGAAGATCGTTTAGAAACATTTGTGGACAGTAATTTTAATGCTAATGTTAATATGCGTTGGCCGAATTTTACACAATATCAAAAATACCATTACAAACACGCATTATTGGAACAAGCCATTTATGTGTTTAAAAATGGTGATATTAGTGTCGATTCCGGTTACGACCCAGAAAAAGGCGAAATTGCACGTACTGAACGTTATGTTATTGCACCTAACTGTAAAGCAGAATTACGTTTGTGTGGCGTCTGGAATAGAAACATTCCTAATATGTCACCATTCTGGAGTATATTCTAATGGGTATCGATATTTATCATAGCAGACGTACGAAATACGAAAGTGTTCCGTATTACAATGAAGCACCTAACAGAGATTTGGAAAAATGGGTGCTAGTTAACAAACCGTCTGGTTACATTTACTGCCAGCCAGTGGATGCACGTAATATCCAGCAGAATCAGGTTAATAATACAATGATGTTTGATAAAGACACATTGTGTTTATGTACAAGTGATGAATGTGATCGTTTAAGTCGTGGATCCGTACTGTTATATCGCGGACATCCATTTATTGTTGATACGATTACTAAACAGTTACATTTAAAAGAATCAGAATTTGGTCATAATCATTATGACACATATATTTATATAAGGAGATAATTATGCCAAGTTATTTCCTGGAAAAATTATATAATTTGGTCGATGAAAATCTCTATTTATCCTGTCCAGTTATGTCTGGAAATATGCGTCATCACATTGATGTTAATACAGTATTAAAAGGTGACGAAGAAGTAGAGATTGTAATCAGTGCACCATTTTATGATTTAAATGAATGGCAGAAAAATCACAGAATTAAATATACCGGTGCTATTATCGATGGTAAACACGATTATGCATACTGGGTAAACGCGTTAGGTGCATTTGCGAAAGGAGGCAGAGACGTTAATTGGGTGCATAGAGCGATTTATGAAGCTGTTTGTACGTTTGCATCGGAAATTGATGCTGAAGTAATTAACGAATTACCATTATGAATTACGATTTTGAGAATTATTTATTTCAGAAACTAACTAACATCGCTGTCGACTGCAATTTTAAGGACGATAACGGGAACCCTGATCCTGTAGAAATTTATGTTTCTAAAGAACAGAATTTCGCGAAAATGGAACAATTTACACCTAATACAATTTATGTTGTGGTTAAATATTTAAGTAGTAATATTCAATTTGATGCAGAGATAACGCCGATTCAGATCCTGGTTTTAAGTGAACAGAATTCATTAGAAAAAGTTCGTATAATTATGAACAGATTTGCTAATGAAAATAACTGGCAGATGATCATCGACGGAACAACATATATTAAACAGCAATATAACAGTCCGGTAGTTTTAAATAATTATGTTGAAGTTTCATATGGATACCGTTCAGTTTTATATGTAACTGGTACGTTGTATATAATGGAAGGTGTAGTCGATGTAACAGATGTATATGTTGATAAAACAAGCAACTCGGACAAACCATATCATCCGATTTCATTTAATATTAACTATTCAATGAGTACAAATACACAACAGACAGCCAGTAAATTTATAGCCACATCGATGAAAACAGTGTCAACGTTTAGTATTACAATGACTGTTCCGATGTTAGAAAGTAAACTGATCACAAAAGTGATTAACATATTAAAAGAAACTAGAGATACGACAGCAAACATCGATTATGACGGTAATAATCCATTCGTTATTGAATTTACTTGTGGCGGAGTATCGATTAGTAAAACAATGCGTTTAGTCAGTGCACAAATTATGACCGCACCAAATCAAGTACCTAGCTTACAATTAGGATTTATGGAGTAACATTATGGCAGATGGCAAGCTGTATATCACGATCTCAGATAAAAGATTTGGTAAAAATGTTGCGGAAGCTGACGAACAGAATAAGTTAGATAAGCAAAAAGAATCTGACGGTAAAGGCATCGAAAGTTTTCTTCAACACAGATTTTTTAATATGATCGAAGGACAAGCTAAACAGGCTGTTATGTATTCGATCAATAACATTGGTAACTTTACCGGCGATTATGTTACGCAACAACACGTAAGTGATGCTGTCGAGGTTGCTAATTTTTTAG